GCGCAGCGGCTGCGGCTTGTAGATATAGCGCGTGAAGCTGATCTCGTAGCCGATGGCGGTCTTCGTCTCGTCGATCCAGGCGTCGGGCGCGTGCGGCAGCACCTCGCGGCGGATGAAGGCCTCGATGCCGCCCGGCTCCTTCAAGGGCACCGTCTCGGTGTCGCGCAACTCGCTGTCGGGTTCGTATTCCACCACGCAACGTTCGCCTTCGATCGTCAGCGGGAACAGCCCGCGCAGCGGATCGGCTTCAACCTTGCCCGGCTTGTGAATGCGGCGGGTGACCGGCAAGCCATCCTCGGCGATCCGGCCTTCGTCCTTCAGCGCCTTGATTTCCTTCGGCGTATAGGCGCGGGTGGCGTCGACGCCGCGCGCCCGCAAGGGGCGCTCGACCGTCACCTTCGAATAACCGAACTCGGCATTGTCGAAGATGCGGGATTGCTCCGTCTCTTCGAAGGCGATGAAGGCTTGCAGAATGCGCTCGATATCGGCGTCGGCCAGCTCGCAATTCTTCTTGCCGAGGTTCTTGCGCAGCGGCCGGAACCACGCGGTCGCGTCTATCAGTTGCACCTTGCCGCGCCGGTTGCCTGGCTTGCGGTTCGACAGCACCCAGACATAGGTGGCGATGCCGGTGTTGTAGAACATGTTGAGCGGCAGGGCGACGATGGCTTCGAGCCAGTCGTTTTCGATGATCCAGCGCCGCACATTGCTTTCGCCAGAGCCCGCATCGCCGGTGAACAGCGACGAGCCGTTGTGCACCTCGGCGATGCGGCTCCCAAGCGGCGTGTTGTGCTTCATCTTCGACAGCATGTTCGCAAGGAACAGCATCTGCCCATCGCTGGAGCGCGTGACGAGGCTGTATTCGGCATCGCCCGCATGCTCGATCATGAAGCGCGGATCGCGAATGCCGGACTTGCCGCCCATGCGCTCCTGATCGGATTTCCAGCTCTTCCCATAGGGCGGATTCGACAGCATGAAGTCGAATTCCTTCGACGGGAAGGCGTCGTTCGCCAGCGTCGACCATTCCGGCCCGCCGACGATATTGTCGGCCTCTTCGCCTTCGCCCTTGAGCAGCAGATCGGCCTTGGCGATAGCGTAGGTCTCGCCGTTGATCTCCTGTCCGAAAAGGTGTGTGGAGACTTGCTTGCCGTGCTGTTCGGCTAGTTCGTTCAGCGTTTCTTCGGCGACCGTCAACATGCCACCGGTGCCACAGGCGCCGTCATACAGCAGGTAAGTGCCGGATTGAATCTGATCGGCGATTGGCACGAAGATCAGCTTCGCCATGAGCTTTACGGCGTCGCGCGGCGTCCAGTGTTCGCCCGCTTCCTCATTGTTCGCTTCGTTGAACCGGCGAACCAGCTCCTCGAAGATCGTCCCCATTGCGTGGTTGTCGAGACCGGGATGCTTCAACGAGCCGTCGCCGTTCAGCACGGGCTTCGGGCCGAGGTTGATCGAGCTGTCGAGGAACTTCTCGATCAGCGTGCCAAGCACGTCGGCCTTGGACAGTTTCGGCAGCTGATTGCGGAACTCGAAGTTGTCGAGGATCTCTTGCACGTTCGGCGAGAAGCCATCGAGATAGGCCTCAAAGTCCGCCTTCAGCTGGGATTGCGACGCCCGATTGCGCAGATCGCGCAGGGTGAAGCGCGATGTGTTGTAGAAGGCCTGTCCCGCCGCCTGACGAAGCGCCGCGTCCTGGTTGGTGATGCCGGCTTTGTCGAGGTTGTCCTTCATCGAAAGGACGGCGGCCTTGGTCGGTTCCAGCACCGCATCGAGACGGCGCAGCACTATCATGGGCAGGATCACGTCGCGATATTTACCGCGCACATAGAGATCGCGCAGGGCGTCATCGGCGATGCCCCATATGAAGTTTGTGATCCAGTTGAGGTCGCCGTTACTCATGCCTGCTTCAATCCCTTGCGCCTTTTGGCTGTTTCCGCGCTCGGTTTGACCGAGGGCGCCGGACCACCAGCGCTCTCGCGCAATCGCTCATACTCTTCAACGGCCATGACCACGACGACCGGACGCCCGTGTTTTTCAACGGTAACCGGCTCCATTCGCGCAAGATCGATAAGACGGCCGAAGCCATCCTTCGCGTGCTTCGCCGACATTGTTTGCATGGCGTGGCCTTTGGTCGAATCAAGGCCCATTTTGGCTATTTTGGCCCTTACTTCAAGATGCCCTCGGGCGGTTCGCACATGCCCGCGCCTGATCGCGCAGCCGGGCATAGTCCAGCATGGCTCGTTCCAGCGCCGCGCCGGGCGGCAAGCGCTGGATTTCGTCGGCAAGCCGGGCCTGGAAGGCGCGGTCATAGGCCACGACCGGCGGGCAGACGACAACGGGTCTAGAAGGTGCCGTCGCGCAGGCGGTCAGCGAGAGCGTCGCGATCACGAGGAGCGGCAGCGCCCGCTTCGAGCATCCTGTCCTTTGCATCGGAAGCCTCCTTCTGGGATTTGAGTTCGGCTTCGCGGGCATTTGCCGCCTCGGCAGCGACGCCCGCCTTGCGGCCAGCGGCGAAGATCGCCGCGGTGGCAATGACCACCGCGACGATAAGGGCTAGGGCGAACCAGCCGGTCACTTGGTCGCCCCGGTGATTCCAGCCCGCAGGGTGCCGAGGCCGAGCGCGGCGAGGACATCGGTGAGCCAGTCGGAACCGACATCGACGCCCGGCACATCGATACCGAGGCCCTTCTCTACGACCACGACGAGAACGAGCACGGCGGCGATGATGTACGTGCGGTAGCCCGCACCGAACTGAAGAACGGCGTTCATGGAAATCTCCTTGGTTGGGTTGGATCAGGCCTCGTTGACGGAGAGGCTTCCGCTCGCAGCGAGAGGGATCGGGCGGACGTTCGCGGGCTGGGCGCGATAGGGCGGGCGGCGCACCGCCACGAGCCGGTTGCGCGACAGCCGGGTAATCGAGACGCGATCGGATTGATTGCCGCCGAGAACGTGGAAGGCCGAGGCGTCGTGGCCGATATAGAGGCCAACATGCCCACCGCCACGGGACGCCGGCTGTTGCCGGCTTCCCGCACTCTGAGTGCCGAACCGGGAAACATCCCGGTTCGGGCGCTTGAAGACGAGCACGTCGCCAAGCGCCGCGGCGCCCTTCGGAACCGACGTGCCGAACGCCGCCCATTCGAGCGCAGAGAGATAGAGGCGCGGCGGATTCCGCTCGGGGCGGCGTTCGATGTTGGCGCGGTGGGCGACAATCGCCATGAACAGGCCGCACCACGGGATCGCGTCGTGGCGATAGACGCCGGCATAGACGCGACCGAGACCGGCGGCTTCGAGCTCGTTTTGCCAGCCGATGATCTTCGGATTGTCGGCCTCGCCCGGCGCTTCGAGCGTGCCGTATTGCTTCAGCGCCTCGGCGATCATGCGCGGGCCAGGCTCGGCTTCGAGCCATCGGTATTGGGCAGGCAGCATTACGACCTCCTGAAACGACGAAGCCCGCCGGAGGGGCGGGCTTTCGGTCGGGTTGCGGTTGGGGTTGAGGGCGGCGGATCAGGCGTGCTTGCGCCCGTCCTCGTTGCTTTCAAGGCGGTCGATGCGCTCGCGGAACTCGGCAAGCGTCGCTTTCATTTGGGCGATGTCGGTGCGGGCCTCAGCGACGACCTTGCGGCCGGCGATGTCATTCGAGACATCGATCTTGATCGCGCCGATCTCCTTGGCGTTGGCGGCAAGGGTCGCGTCAATCAGCGTGAAACGCTGCGACAACCACCACGCTACGCGGACGAGAATGACGATCAGGACAAGCAGTTCGAGGATCAGGCTGCCGGCAACGACCCACGTCAGCGTGAGCGTATCGGCGCCGACCGAGATCGGGGCGGCGGACATGGTGTTTTCCTTCTGAATCGGGTGCCGGATCAGGCGTAAAGAAGCTCGCCCACCACATCATTCGCGGTGACGGCGGTTGCGTCGGCATCGCCGACAGCGCCGGTGATCGCATAGGCGATGCCGGTGGCGAACGAGATACCGTTGAAGCTGGTGAAATCGATCCGCCCGCCATTTGGCGCGATCGGATAGGTCGCTACCGGCGTGTCGGTTCCGACGACGGGGGCGCTGGCCTTGTTGTAGAGTTTGAGGAATTTCGCCGATGCCGCCAGGTTGCAGAGATGCACTTCGTAGATGCGGCCAGCGCTCGCCTTGACCGACGTGGCGTTCGTCGCCGCCGCCGCCATGACGCGCGCCCTCGTCAGCGCATTTGCTGCCGCGGAAGCCAGCGCACCGCCGTTCTCGAAGCGCGCCGTGAGCGTAGTCGCGCCGCCGACATAGACCGGAAGGGCGTCGGCAACATCGGTGCCGCGCCCCATATGGCGCGCGAAATCCACCGTGAAGCGCGTCGTGTCGAGGATGCGGACGAAATGCAGACGGAAATCCGTCGAGGACGCGGGCGCGGTTCCGAGATTCTTGGCCCTGATCCTGATCTTGTAGGCTTTGCCCGGGTCCGGGAGATATTGCGAACGCTTGTAGACGTTGGGGATCACCGCCAGGCTGTCGATCAGCTGATTGGTGAAGACGACTTCTTCCATGTCGGCGATGATCGAAGAGATGCTGCCAGGAATGAAATTCGGCGTCGTTCCAGTCGCCAGCGTGGTGCCGATGGTTGACGCCGCCGACAGCAATTCCGAAACACCCTGCCCACGCACAAGATATTTCGCCTGGGTGACTGTGGCGGCGTCGAACTTCCAGCTTGCAGCGTTGAGGGCATCAAGTGTGTTGGGCGACGCAAAGGTGGCGTTAGTTTCGACGTTGCCGTTGTCATCGACACCGACAAGTTCGACAAAGAACTCCTGGTTGACGATGCGCTGCGAGAGCGTGGCGGCGAAAGCGAACTTGATCGGCAGGCGGAAACTCGAACGGGAGAGAATGATCGTCTCGGCGTTGATCGTCGTGCCGGACGCGATATTGAGATAACGCGCGCCATTCGCCGCGCCGGCGACCGATACAGTCATTCCTGCGCCGGTCTGAACAAGCTCCCAATTGTTCAACGTGTCGAAGGCGAAGAACTCGTCACGGAACTTGTCGCGTGCATTGCCGACTAGAAGTTTCTCGCCGACAGGATCATAGGCCGCCATGTCGGAAACGACATGGTGGGGCGTATGGACGCCGCCCGCATCGGTCGTCCGCATGGTGCGATCGCTTCCAGCGGAGTCCTTGATCTGAATATTGTCCGCCATGGCTCAGAACCCGCACGTCATGATCTGGCCGCTCTGCTTGGCGTCGCTGAAATCCCACTGTCCGCCGAAGAGAAGCAGGCTCAAGCCTCGGCGGCATTTCTGGATCAGAAGCATTCCCATGAAGTCCTCCGTCAGTTGGTTGGGGCGGCAAAGGTGAGGAACTGCGCGGCAACCCGCACCTTGCCGCCGGTGAAGTTGCCACCCACAGCGGTGAGAACGACCGGCGTGTTGGAATAAAAGGCCGTCGGCCCGATCACGCCGATGTTGCTGGAGCCCAGCGCGATCCCAAGCGAGCCGCCGAACTTGGATAGATCGCCGGAAATGCCGCAGTTGAAGGAAGAGGCGCCCGTGATGGCCAGTGTCGTGCGCACAGAGACGGCGAGCGCAATCGAGCGGGCCGGGAAGAAGATCGTCGTCGTCACCGAGGCACCGGAGCAAACGACCTCCTCTTCGGCGATATCCATGCCGAGGCCGGCCCCGTTGACCGTGAGGACGATGAAGGATTGCCAGCCGCCAGCGGCGTAGACGACCGTGCCCTCGTCCTGAACGAAGGCAAGCCAGCCGTCTTGCGGCGTGAAGAACCGCCAGAAGCCGTCCTTCCACAACGCAACCTTGTTGGCCTGGCCCGCCCAGGCGCCGGTTGCGCCCGGCGGAATGATCCAGCGTTCACCTTCGGCGGGTGCAACAGGCGGATTGACGGTCGTGCGACCTCTCACGGCCAGTTGCACGACAGCATCAAGGAGGTTGAGCGCCTCGTTGTGCGCAATTTCCTTCTGCGCCTGCCCTTGCGCAATGTAGGGCAGACCAAGATAGGGCGTCGGCATTCTCGTGATCCTTGATTTTTTCCAAACTTGTGAGCAATTAAGCGGGCGTGCCCCCTGGAGTGCCTACCTGTAGAACGAGGCGCCCCATCAGGGTTCTGTAGGGTACGACGGTCTGTTGGAGCCTACTGGGCAACACTCCGCATCGTGCAGCCTTGGTCGCAAACTCTGCGCCCTTGGAACTGCAAGATGTCGAAACAGGGGAATGAAAACGGACGGCAACAAACGCTGTCGCTGGAAGCAAAGATCACCATTGTCTCGATAGTGGTAACTTTAGCTTCGATCCTGGTTACGCTCATCGGGATGTCGACAACGGTATGCCGCTAAATTAATGAGGGGTGGCCGTTTCGACGGCCACCCCTTTTCGTTAGATGATGGCGGCGCCCGGCCAGCCGCGCCCGACCGAGGCGGACAGCTGGTAGGCGCGCACCGAGATTGCGCTTTGCGCCGATCCGAAATCCGCAATCTGCTGGGCGGCGGAATAGCTGGCCGTCGGAGTGGCGGTCGCAATGGTTCGGACGACGTTCGCGCCGTTCATCACATCGACTTCGTAGCGCTCGCTTTCCTCGTTGAGCGGAACATCGACGCCATCCGACCAGAATCCGCCGAAGCGCGTGCGCCGGACCCATGTGATGGTGAGATCGCCGCCCTCATTGCGTACGCCCGCGATCTGGACGGGCGACCACGGCATGCGGCCGACAGCCTTCGCGGCGAAGGTTGTCTGCTGCCAGGCGGGATCGGCGATATCGAGCGCCTGTGGTCCCCACCGATAGAAGCGGGCAGCAAGACGTTCGGCGGGCTTACCGTCGATCTTCGCCACGGCCTCGTTCAACAGAACCACCGGCGCGCCAACAGCCAACGGTGCGCGGATGGCGTGCTCGGTGCCGAGGCGTCCGCGCAGCAGCTTCGTGAGCCGATACGTTTGCGATCCCGTCAGCACTGCATCGGCGAACTGAACGATCTCCCAATCCCCATCGGCGTGCCTACGCCCAAGCTGTCCGCGCGCTCACGCATATCGTAAGCGCGCTTCAAGAGCCAAAAGGACACGATCGCCAGTGCGATGAGACCTGAAAGTCCCAGCAGGAAACTTGCGAGCTTTGGCGTCATTTCCCGTTCCCTACTTTTGCAGGCGAAGCGTTGCGCTTGAAGTAGCTATCGTTGACGAAGAAGAACGCTGTGAAGGCCGCGAATTGCATGCAGATTTGAAGCGGGCGCGGGATGCCGAGAGATGCGAGCCCGAACGGCAGGACGAAAATGATCGCGAGGCCGACAAGAGCGAAGGCGGACCAGACGACCAGACGGCCCGAAGCAACGGTCGTGTTCGGCGGCAAATTCGCGTAGACGACCTTTGCGATCAGCGGCCCGATGATAATGGCGGAGGCGAACATGGCGAGGGTGGGCCAGTCGAGCGCTGCCAGCTCGCCCAGGCCGTCACCGTTGAGGCACAAGAGGAAGGTCAGCGGAGCCGCCGACGATACGGCACTGAGCAGCCGGCTCCAGAAGCGCAATTGCTGCGCGGACTTCGGCGAGGCGTCCGTGTCTGCACGCTCTCGCAAGGCCGCTGACAAGGCGTAAGCGATGACCACGACGACGCTCATGACAATGATACCGGCAACCACGGTCCACTTGGATGTCATCGTGCGTCTCCCTGCGCCGTATCAGCGGCGATGCCAATGGATTCGACCTCTTGTTTCGCTTCGGCCAGTCCGCAGCCGGTCTGCCTGCGATAGAACGCGATCGCCTGGATCTTCTGGCCCTTGCGCAAAAGTGACACAACCTGCGCGCTCAAAGGACCGGCGGGTACGATCACCGGCTGGTTGTCGGGAAGCGGGCCGACCAACCATCTGAGACCGAGTAAGGTCTCAACGAACAGCGCGACATTGACGCCCCAACACGGCGCGCCGGTGGATTTGACGAGCGCGGGACTCATCGCGATGGCGAGCACGGTCGCGACCATGACGATGAACACCTTGGCGTATCGCCAGCTGAGCGACTGCGGCCCCGGCCTGACGGTCCAGATCGTCGCAAAGGCTGCTACGAGTATGACCGCCGGGAGGATCGCGACGACGTCTTCTCGCGACAGGCTCTTGGCGGCAAAGACGAACACCTCGTGGTTGCGGCCCATCAGCGTGACAATGAAGCCTGCCAGCAGAACGTGGTTCGCCCAGCCGATCAGGTTCAGCCGCTTCGTGCGCGCCGTCTCATCCTGTATGCCGCGGGCCTCTGCCTCGGCGCGGAACAGCCGTGACATGCCCCAGAAGAGCACGAGGCATGGCGCCGCGATCCACATGAGATCGTAGAGAAGGGTGTCGTTCGCCGGGCTCATGACTGCTTTCCGTCGCTGGAGGCCTGCACGAAGGTGGCGGCGAAGAGGCACGCGAGGGCGATCGCAACCAGGCAGGAAAAGGCCCACCAGAAGACTGTCTGATCCACCGCCTTCCCGTAGGAAACGAGTACGACCGAGAACGCTACGAACAGCTGGACGCCGACCGCTTCGAGGAACACCTTGAGCGGCCTCCTGGCGAGTGTTCCGTACCCAATGGGATCGGCGCGGCGGGACCAGGCCTCGACGACCAGCGGCGACAGCAGGAATACCGCGGCCGCAAGGACAAAGAGACCGACCGCTTTCACTTCGGCGCTCCAGCCCTGCACGAAGGCCGGCTCGCCGAAATAGATCCGCGCCGCGGTCATCGCCGTGAGTGCCAGCATGAACGTGGTAAACCAGCGCCGATGCTGCGGCCGGTAGCTTTTGTCATGCGAGGTCATCGCTGGACTCCGCGAGCGAGGGGGGACGCGACAGACTGAGATGCGCCGACCTCGTTGATATTGATCTCGGAGGCGTGGAAATCGATGCTGCCCTGATACGTCACGCGCCGATTTTCCACGACCGCGCGCAATGTTGCCTCGACACGATCCCTGAATGCCTTGTCGGGCGTCTCTGCGAGTTTCAACGGCTTCTCGTCACCACGGAGATCCAGTCGGATCGCGTGAACTTCGTGCTGGTGGGCAAGTCCGCGCGCTGTGAGCAGGAACGGGAACAGGACGGTCGCCACGATCCAAATCGCTGTGATCGCGACAGCCAGCGCCAACGAGGACCACGTGCCCGAGACCAGCTGCCAGACGGCCAGACCGACGAAGGCCACAAGCCCTATGTTCAGGGCCCGGTCGATGTGCTGCGCCCAGTGCCGGCGATAGTCGGTCACGATGCGGTCGATGGCGACGACACCCGACACGTCGTCGAGTGCGATGCGTTCGCCGTCGAACAGCAGCGTGCGACCGTCGATGAACGCCTTCGGACTCATGATCGGTCTCCGCGCTTCATGAGGCGGTAGATCGACGCGAAGATCGGCAGAAGGCCCGCGAGGACGATTCCGGCGCCGAGCCACCACAGGGAGATATGCTTCAGTTCCTTGCCGTAGATGACGAAGACGGCAACTGCGGTCATCGCGACGTGACCGCCAACGTTGTCGATGAGGTTTGAGAGCGGCTTTCGCTCGTGAGCGCCAAACTCTGTTGGATCGATCCGCTTCGCCCAAAGCTCGAGCAGGAGCGGCAAACCAGCCATCAGAGCGAACAGGACGGTAAACAGCGCTATCGCCTTCGCCTCGACGCTCCAATCGCGCACGAATGCGGGCTCGCCCATCTCTTTTGGTGCGGCGAGCGACGCGAGTAGCAGCAGCAGAAACGGCAGCGGAAATGCCACGAACGAGCGCAGGCGCTGCGACCAGGATTTGGCGGGTTTGTCGGTCATGGCGCTCGCTCCAGGGATGGGCCTGACGTGCCGTCCTTTGGCCCTTGGGATGCCGTTCGCGCCTCGTTCGGTTGCAATTTCGAATAGACAAACATCGCGAACATGAGGGCGACGCAGGTCATGGCAAAGCCTGCGATACTCTTTTCGTACCAGGTTTCGAGTGCCAAAAGACCAATCCACGCCTGGTCATGAACCGCGACGAAGGCGAGCACGGCCACGACTTCAGCCCGGCGCGGATCGCCAGCGAATCCGATACTTGTTCGCCAATAGACGAGCGCGGTCAGCGCAAGACCCAACGCCCCGACCAGCCAGGAGGCGGCAACCCGCCCGATCCCGGGGGGCATCAGGAAGCCGACGCCTGCGGCCGCCGCCATCGACAGCGACGCGCCGATCACCGGCACGATAAGGAATGACCAAGGGGCACCGCGGGTCGTGGTCATGGCTGTGTTCCGTTGCGTCTTTCCGCACCTGCTTCATTCACTTCGAGTGCCTTGCGCTGCGCCGAAGACCAGCGGCTATAGGCATCGGATATCGGAACACATGCCGCGGCCAGCATGAGCAGGCTGCCCCACCATGCCCATCGCGGCCAGTCGAGATCGGCGGCGAGGAATGCAGCGCCCATCATGATCGGCAGGATGAACGCAGCATTGGCGAAGAATGCTGCCTTCACTTCGTAGGTATCGCGGGCGTCCCAGCCAGCGCCGGTCCGCCGGTTGCGATCGGCCACAGCATAGAGCTGAGTAACTAATGCCCACAGCGCCGCGGCGATGGGAAAGTCCACCATGACCAGGAGCGGGGCTGCAACGGCGTTTGTCACGACGCCACCTCCGCATTGCGCGCCGCGTCGCGGGCGTTAGCGGCCTGTAACGGCCCGTTCAAGGCGATCCAAGCCATGATGCAGGCGGCAACGACCGCCGCGTAGACGATCGTGGTGTCGGACAGCCATGAGAGTCCGCCGGATGGGATCATCGCCAGCCCGACGAACATCAGCTTGAAGTCGACAGTGCAGAGGTCCGCGCGATTGATCGCGGGGAAAACGGCGTCGCGTTCGGTCGCGTAGGGCCGCGTCAGGCACCAAAGGCCGTAGCGGGTTGCCGCAAAGACGACGCCGGCGACGATGAGCGCGATGCCGGCGTTGACGGGTGTCGCACCGAGCCATTTCTTGATTGAATAAGCAACGAATGCAACGAGCACATAACTCACGCCATCGAGCACCAAGAAGGCGTGCCAGAAGGCGCGCTCACGGGCGTTTAAATCATGCGCTGTCGGCGCTGTCTCGTCCGTCGTGTTCATGTGACACCCCACCAATGGTCACACTCTACGCCTGAGGCGTTCACGGACGATAAAGCAATCTGCCATTCAGCGGCCATGGTAACTCATGCGTTAAGCAGCCGGTGCGTACTCATGAGTCAGTCTGAAAGGGTAAGCGCAGGTTTCCGGGTCTCTCGAACAAGGAGACCACACATGAATGACAACGATCGCAACCCAACAGGTAATCCCGTCCGCCGCCCACCTTGGAACAAGAGCAAGCTCGTAGGACCGAAGCCGCGGCATAGGGCGAAAATCCGTCGTCGGTGTAGCGCAGCAGCGGCAGGTCCATCAACCGCAACACCGCCAAATCGGCGAGGCCGACTTTCCGGCATTGAGCGACATCACGAGCGCGCCGGATCGCGCAAGGCCGTGCACCATCCAGGCGTCCGGCGTCGTCACCTTGTTGGCGACTTCGACCTTCGGCCGGACGGTGCAGGAGCCGCAGCGCAGGTCGTCGCCGAACCAGCCCACCACGAGAAACACGGTATCGACGTTGGGTAGCGAGGCTTTCAGATCATCGAGCGCGACAGACCAGTCCGAAGTCGCACGCCCGGCGCTGTCGTTCTCTGGTGTCGTCGAGCCGCCGCCGAGATCGCGCTTCTGGACCTTCGTGACATAAGCGCGCTCGCGTTCGCCCGCGCCGGGGATCATGGTCACGGCGCGCACGATGGTCTCAAGGCTGTCGCCCGCCGTGGAGGAGACGCGCCGGAACACTTCGAAGGTCAGCTGCGGCAGGCGGTTGCCGAACTTTTCCAGCGCGAGATTGTCGAAGACGACATAGGCGGTTCCGCGATAGGCGGGCGCGTTGCCCGATCCTTCGACGCCCTCGATCAGCGGATCGGGCGACTGGCTCGTGGTGCCGCGATAGACCCGCATGGTGATGCCGGCGAGCGAAAGCGGCTTGCCATCGGCCCAGATGCGGCCGATCCGGTCGATCGGCCCTTCGCACAGCCCGACCGCGAAGTTCGCGAAATAGGAATAGGTCGTGGACGTGACCGACCCGCCGCCACCATCGCCGCTCTTGCCGCCGCCGGAGCGCTGTGTGGTCGTCGTCGCCACTTCCTTGAACCTGGTTGCCCAGATGATCTGGCCCGCGATCCGCACCCGCCCGGCGATCTCGGGGATCGCCGCACCCTCGGTCGAAGCCTGAACCTGCAAGCTGTCGAGGCGCGGTCCTTCCTGCGTGGTGTTGCCCATCGACGGGCCGAACAGGCGGTTGTCGATGAAGCTGTCGACGGCGGTCGCCGCCGCCGCCGCCGCGATCTGGACAAACGCCGAGGCGCCCGCCGTCAGCGCGGAGGCTGCGGCGGTGAGAAGCAGAACGGCCATAGCGGATCAGGTCCGGATCAGATCTCGGGAAAGCGGAAAGCGAAGCGCAGGCGGTTGCGCCACCACGGCACGAGCGAAACCTCCGCCACCGGATGGGACTCGATGGCGTGGATCATGCGCATAGGGCGAAGCTGCTGCGAGCCCGTCCAGACGGGCTCTTGCGCGACGAGAATCGCGCAATGCTTGGCGGGCGCGTTATCGTTGATGGCGAAGAGCAGGAGATCGCCGGGTTCGAAGGCATCAAGCGCCAGCGGGATCATGTGACGGCTGGCGGCATCAGCGAGCGTTTCCTCGCGCAGCGTCTCGGCCCAATCGCGCGAATAGGCGGGCGGATGTTCGGGATCGGCGCCATAGACGGCCCGCCAGACGCCGCGCACGAGGCCGAGGCAATCGCAGCCGACACCCTTAAGGGCTGCCTGATGGTGATAGGGCGTGCCGATCCAAGAGCGCGCCTCGGCGATGATCTTGTCGCGGATCGTCATGAGATCTTGCCGCCGTCGTTTCCGGCGCCTTGGTTCGGATAGGACATCGCGAAGTCGGTGCCCGGCATGTGCGGGAAGCCGCCGAAGTTGACCGTGTTGGCGAAGCGATCCCGGCAGGTGGCAAAGGTGCGGTCGCAGCCCGCCGTGGCGCTGAACGTGTCGCCGACTACCACAGGCGCACCCATCGGCAGGGCGATAGCAATCCGCGAAACGCCAGCGCTGGAGGAATGTGCCTTGATCTCGACTGCGAGGCCGTTGTTCACGCCGGAAGTCCAGACCAGTTTGCCGCGCGTGAGCACGCCCGATGCGACGCCGGAAAGGCCGGAGGCGAGGAATTCGAAGCTATCCAGAACCTGCGTCACGGCACCCGTGCCGTTGCGCCCGGCCGCGTTGAGATCGATCCCGCAGCGGGCATCGCCCAAATCCCAGGCGCAGGAACGCTGGAAGATGCGGCCTGCGGGTTGATCGAGCTTGGCGGCGAGGCCGCGTAACTCGGCGGAGAAGGCGAGCTTGCCGCGCGAGACCTGTCCGAGATTGCCGGCGCGCAGGATCACGCGCTGGGCCAAATCCGCCCAGTTCACCAGATAGATCGTGACGGCGGCATCATCGTAGCGCCCGCCGTGAAGATCGTCCTCGGTGAGCGCATCGGAGGACAGCGCGCCCTGCACATCGAGGTTCGAAACGGCGAGCCCAAGCTGGCCCTCGATCGCCGTCGCGGTGAACCCCGACGCGGCCTTGTAGGTGACGGCATCGAAGACAAGATCGCGGTCGAAATCTGTAAAGCCCATGACCACGCCGTCGCGGCGATCCACCCGCCAGCAGCGGCACAGCGTGGTGAGCCCGCCCGCAACATGGGTTGCGAGCGCGGGAGGAAGAGTTTTCATTCGAGGACTTCCACGAGGTCGATGTTGTTGACGATCTGCAAGTCCCAGGCGTTGGCCTGAACCGGCAGGCTGTCGGTGTCGAAACGGACGGGAACGTCGAACTGGAACGAGACGGTCGGCGCTGATCCCGGCGCCGAGGCAAAGGTGATCCGGCCCGTCAGCGTATCGATCGCGGCGGGCGTAACCGGGCTTCCGGCAATCTTGACCGTCACCGATCCGGCAACCGGCTTGGTGATCGTGCGGATGTGCTCATAGCCTGAGCGGTTGTAGCGCTTGACGATCTGCCAGACGGTCGGCGTGATCTGCACCATCGCCTGATCGGCGGCGTCGAAATCGTTCCAGTCCTTGAAGCGGAACGAATAGGCCCGGCCCTTCACGACATGGAAATGCGCGATCACCGCCGCCATGTCGGCGCGGCTTCGGATGCCGGTCGAGATGTTCCAGCGGCCCCGGGCTTGCGACCAGTTGACGTTGCGCTGCTCGGCGCCCGAGGCGAGCGTGACGATCTGGGTCGAAAAGCCCGGCCCGCCGGTCGCGCCGCGCCCGACCGAGCCGGGGAAGGCGATATCGAGAAACGGTTGCGGCATTTCCTTACCTCGCAAGGAGGACAGCGCTTGACACTCTCGCTACAAAATAGCACTATAGCGCTATAGGCAGTTAGCGCGGAGAGCGAGGATGCACACGATTGAAATCGACTTTGAAGTCTTCAAGGCTTTGACCGTCCGTCGAGAAACAGAGGCAATGTCTTATAACGACGTCATCCGAGACCTCCTGAAGCTCGGCACCGCACGGGTCGAGCCCAGCGAAGCGCCTGCCGCTTCTGAAGCCTCAGCCCAGGACTGGATCTGCAAAGGAGTTCGGTTCCCGGCCGGGACCGAGTTTCGCGCAAACTACAAAGGCGGCGTGTACTACGCGAAGGTCGAAGGCGGTGCGCTCGTTGTGGAAGGGAAGTCAGTCACGAGCCCATCCGATGCGGCGAAGATCGTCACCAACACGAACGTGAACGGCTGGACCTTTTGGGAGTGTCGCTTCCCCGGCGAGAGCCGCTGGAAGCTGATCAAGGGCCTTCGTAGCCAGCGCTAACTCACATCCCTCGCATGCCGGAGCGCACGGCGCGGGCGAGCCCCGCCGCAATCTGGGTGCGGCTTGCGTCGAAGGCGGTCGGGTTCGGCGTCTGGATCGTCACGTTGACGACTGCGCCGCTGGATCGAGGATCGCCGCGCTCGTAGGCGCGCGCTTCCTTCCGGTTCAGCACCCGCTCGCCGCGTTGCAGGATCGCCGGCACCTCGTCGGGCTTGAGATAGGCGCCGTCATGGAAACGCGGCGCGGCGGCGAAGACGCCTGCCGGGACCATGCGGCCGACGCCGCCCGCGCCGACCAGCCCGCCATCATGGAACAGCCGCGAGAAGATGCTTCCGAGGATGCCGCTGCCTTGACCGAACGTCGGCAGGTTCGAACCGAACAGCAGGTTCTTCAGGGGATTGAGGAGCGCGAGCTTGATCATTTCGCGGTTCAGATCTTGAAGGGCGAGGCGTCCCGCATCGGCCCATGATTTCCAGTCCAGTTTGCCCTGCGCCAGCACATCGGCGAAGCGATCGAGCGCGGACCCGACGGCGCTTTCGATGGCGCGGTAGGCGGCGTCCTGGCGCTGAAGCTCCTGCGTCAGCCGTTCGATCTTGCCGGCGTTCTCGACGATGGCGCGGCCTTCCTCGCTCGCGAGATCGATCCCACGCGAGCGCAAGCCCTGCTCGGCGCGCAACTGGGCGATGATGACCGAGCGCTCGGAGGCGCTTTGGCCGATCAGCCCGATCTGGCGTTGCAGAAGAGTGATCTCGTCCTTCTGGTTCTCGACGGCCTCGCGGCCAGCAAGCTGGCGACTGAGTTCGTCGATGCGCCGGGCATTGCCGATGGCGGATTGGCCCTCCGGGCTTGCCGCATCGATCCCGCGCTGGCGCAGTTGCTGGATGGCGCGAAGGGTTGCCAGTTCTTCCGCGCGCTTGGCGACCGAAGCGCCGACAAGGGCGACCTGTCGTTCCAGCAGAGTGATCTCGTCGCGCTGATCGCGTAGCTGTTCCTGGCCGCGCAGCGTCCGGTTCAGGCCCTCGATCTGACGGGCAGACTCGATGTAGGCGCGGGCTTCCTCGCTTGCGAGATCGACGCCACGGCGGCGAAGCTCCTGTTCGGCGCGCATCACGGCCAGCGCGTCGCCGCGCGCGGCGACCGCCGCGTTGATCAGCGCCACCTGCCGAGTGAGGAGTTCGATCTCGCGGCGGCGATCCTCGTTTGCGGATAGGGTCTGCGCGCGTTCCTGTTCGACGAAGAGCCGACCATAGGCTTCGCGCATCCGCTCGATGATGCGGGTCAGGGTATCCTTCGCTTCGCCTTCGGCCAGCGCCTGAGCCGTCAGAAGCGGACGAAGCGCCTGCTCGACCTGCATCACCTGCTGGGCCTTGGCCGAAGCCAGCGAGCCCGCTGCCACCGCATCGTTGACGCGCTTCTGGGCGGAGGCTTCCGCCGTCAGGTCGGCGACTTGCCTCGCGGCGGTCGCGGCCTGCTCGGCGATCCGTTCGCGCAGCGCCTGGCGGGCGCGCGCTTCGGCATCGATGCCTTCGCGCGCCTGCTCGATCAGGCCGGTCTTGCGGGCTTCAGCGCGCTCAGCCGCCGAGGCGCTTTCGAGCCAGGCGTTCGCCAGCGCCAGCGTCGAACGGATCGACACCTCCGTGACGGAGGATTGCGTGACGACGGCCTGCGTCGCCGCATCGACCGCCGGTCGGAAGCGGGCCAACTCGGCTGTCACGCGCCGATAGGCGGCTTCAACCTCGGCGACATCGTTGAGCTTCGAGCGTGTCAGCGGATCATCGAGCGCCGCGCGCAAGGTCGCCTGCTCACGGCGCAGGCGTTCGAGATCGCGCGCGCCGGGGATGATGTCACGAGCGGCTTCACCGGCCCGCACCGACAATTCGTTCGCGCGCGCTTCAGCCGCGAGCCGAGCAGCGCGCTGCTGCTGATCGGCGAGCTGCGCTTCGATCTCGGCAATCCGACGCTCGACCTGCGGCAGCATCAGCGGCACGACATTGCCGCGGATGTTCTCGCGGAGCCGATCCCGCTGCCATTTCAGGAGATCGAGTTCTTCGGACGGATTGCGGCCATCGACGGCGCGATCCACCGCCTTGCCGATGGCGTCGAAGGCGTTCGAGGCCTGGCGGGCGACATGGTTCCAGGCGCGGCCGAAGGCGTTGGTCGCCTGTTCGGCATCGGCCAGCGCAGGCACAAGCGCATTCAAGAGAACCCGCTGCGCCTCGGTGCGATTGTTCTGGTCAACCATCGTGCGGATATACTGCCGCGTCCGGTCGTCGAGAAACGCGAGGCGGGAATTCAGTTCATCGGCGCCGCGCACCGGATCGGCAAGGGCGGTTGCGAGCTGCTCGGCTCCGGCCTTGGTTTCGAGCGCAAGCGTGACGGCGAAGTTGCGGGCGATGCCGATGGCGCGGCCCATTTCCTCCGCGCCGACCTTGCCGGTGCGCAGGAAGGCGACTTCCATCTCGCGCGCGGCCGTGACCGAGACCTTGCCGGTTTCGGCGGCGCTATGTGCGACCCGTTCAAGTTCGGCGGCGGTCGCGCTCGAGGCGCGGCCAGCGCCCATCAGCGCGGTGGTGACAGCGCGCGTTGACGCATCGTTCGCCACCCAGGCGGCGGTCAGGCCGACGGCTGCGACGGCGACGCCGGCAACGATTCCACCGACCACGCCGAGCGCCGAGCCGAAAGCGGCAATCGTTCCCCGCAAGCCGCCGAAGGCCTGCGTCACCTGACCGCCCTGCTGCATGAGGATGGTCATCGGCGACATGCCGGTCGACATCGACGCCACCACGTCGTTGAACGTGTATTGCAGCGTCAGAAGCTGGTTGCGGGTTAGACCGGTCGCACCGCCCACACCCTTGATCGCCTGCGATGTCTGGTCGAAGCGCTGCTTCGCCAGCGCCTGCGCGGCGGTATGTTCGGCCG